TGTGTACCCATTATTCACACAGCATGTTTGGTCCTGCCTACTCTAGTGATAATGCTGGTGACGGCCCACCTAAGGGCATTGGCGGTGGGGGACAGCGGCGTAATAATCTTAACCGGCGCGGTACCGGAGGTAAGAGTAAACTGAAGGGGCCTCCATTGCCACCGTTACCATCAGATACACCAGTTTCATCTGGCGACGTTCTAGTCTCACCTGTCGATTCTGATGTCGTTATTCAACCTGCTGAGCCGGACGTTTATACACCGGAAATCGGTAAGGCTCGCATATATGCTACCGCCACCGATACATATTTGGCCAGTACGGTTAATATGGCCCGCCATCGCGCGATATGCCAACTTGCATTGCTTTCATCCTTTTTGCATGCCTTGGTGACTTTTATTTTTAAACTCCGAACCTCTAGGTTGTACCTTCCGATTTCGCTCGTGTGTAAAATCCTCCACTTTTTCTTTTCCGGGATCAATTTGGTTATGAATGAGTTTTGGTCTGTTTGCCTCGCCGTTTTGTCTTTCCCAGTGGCGATGTATGTCTTGGTCTTGTACCTCATTTCCCGCGCACTAGGTGTAATTGTTCAACATGATCGCAGAGTTAATTACTTTGCACCTCATAGTTCGGATCCTTATCGTCACGCGACTTATGAGCAAACTATTCAAAAGTTGCAGTACAAGGTTTATAACCACCGACATCAGGCCAGCGCTTTCCATCAAAATGTGTATCAACCTTTTTGGCACGCCGTTGTTCACGTTCCACGGTTAATTTTATCCCAGTCATTGAACATTCTTATTGACGCTTTACAATTCTTGGGCCGCTTTGGTCAAGTCGGTGATATCGGCGATGAGGGATTGGAAGATGACTTGCACCGCGAGATCGATCAGTACCGTACTGAAATCGCGGAGTTACTCCGTACCTTCACGTTGTCTTACCAGGAAGCTGTTGTTGGTTGTGTGCTCACTGCTGAGGCTGAACACAACGTTAAGACACGCGAGACGTGGGAGTACATTTACGATGGTGATGGAATAGTGGAAGATAGCGGGCAGATTAATTTGGTAGCCCTCAATGGTTTTATCATGGCAGCCGAATGCGAATATGATAAACTTCTGTATAAGAAGTTCGCTGAGCAACACTTCGGTGCTACATCAAATTTGCAGACATATAAAACACTTATGTGGACTGCTGCCCGCCATTGTACTGACCAGGAATATCTTGATAAATTCATGGTGTCCACATGTATTAAATTCATGAATGATAACCAGTTTAAGATTTATCAGGGCATCCATGCTGTGGGAAAGAAGGAGTTGATCCTCTCTATATGACGGTTTCCGAGCACCATGTATGGTGCTCACGCCATGCCGGTGTGTAGATTCCGTCCAAGTGAGATTGATTTCGAATTGCCTGGTTACCGAGACAACAAACGTTTTGTGCTTCTAAGTAAGTCACATGATGTAAATATTGTAGATAATTTGCCCCACTTTCCTCCTCTTACCGCCTCAGTAGAAGTCGTCGACCCGTTTTACCGTACTTGTTATGGCCCTACCTTTGTGCACAATGGGCTTATATTTGCACGGACTAATCGGTGTCTGACGTATGCTGCTACGCGGTTACTTGGAGCACGTAAAGACTGCAATGGCAACACGCATGAGGATTTGTGTGCCGCGCAGAAAGAGTTTATCACTCGACACAAGAAAATTTTGACTGACTATGGACACATTTTATGTCAGCACATTGAGGAGAAATATGACAATCTTGTGGATTCCGTGGTGCGTCTTGTAAGAGAGCCCCATCCAAAACGCAAGTTGCGGATTGCTGCATTCCGAGAATTGCTCGAAACCAACAATATTTCATCGGAGGTGTGGTTTCGTGAGGTCCTCGGAAATGTCAAAGGTGAAGAATGGGCTAAACCTATGAAATATCCAAGACTTGTTAACGACTTGACCACGGCAGCGTCGTTATTAGGCGCTAGCGCAACACACATTATGAAAGATTGCATGGCTGCAAAGCCCTTATGGCACAACGGTGGGGTCGCGATTTTCGTGTCCTCACCGAACCATGCTGTTTTGACCAGTGTGTTCGACTTGCTGATCAATGCGTCGCATCCCGTTTTCATTTACTTCTCCGATGATGCATGTTTCGCTACCACTATTAATGGAAAGCGACTAATGTGCAATCTAGATATTAGTACTTGTGATGGCTCACATACAAATTCTCTATTCCAAACCCTCACCATGGTCACCCGTGGAAAAGTTCGGCAGTTGATGAGGCGACTGATCCAGCAGTGTAAACAACCCTTGAAGCTTAAGACACGAAAAGGGCGGCACACTGCGAAATACCGGCCTCGTGAGCCGGTGCTCTACAGCGGAAGCACACTGACTACATTAGTGAACAATATGGCTAACCTATGCATTTTTATCTCCGTAATGGAGACTCGCATTGGGGACGTTGGCGATATTGTCAGTGCCGCTGCTCGGGCTGGGTATAACGTTACTTGTGACGTGTGCCACTGTCCCGAGAAATTGCAATTTTTGAAACATTCTCCATGTTCTTTCAATGGTCATTACCGACCTGTTCTCAACGCCGGAGTAATTCTTCGACTATCCGGCGTTTGTAAACGCGATCTTCCCGGTCGCAAAAAAGAGAGCATGATGTTACGGGCCAATCGATTTCAACGCTCGCTGATGAATTGTTTCAAAAACTCCCCTCGCCATCCATTGATCGATGCTTTAACACCCACCGATTCCACTGAAGTCATACATGATTTTAAATCTGGCCACTACATTCTTGACCATACTGTGTCCGATATTGTCTTCGACGTTCCTATTGAGCATTTCTCTAGGCGTTATGACATAACCGTACACGATTATGAAGAATTGTGTAATTACAGCAGATTTGGCTTCGGTTACTTCATTCGGTGTCGCGCCTCACACGCGATGTTGAAGCTAGACTATGGGTTAGATGCCGTCCGCACAACCATCTAACTTGGCACCCCCGTTTACAACAGCAGTCCTCCCGGCTCCCGCTGTTCAGG